GTCAAGTAGCTGACAAATATCTAGTGCAAGATAGAAGTTCTGGAGAAATTTTTGAAACTCCTCAATATATGTATATGATGATTGCCGCAACTCTGTTTGCGAATTACCCAAAAGAAGATAGATTACATTATGTAAGGAGATATTATGACTCGACCTCACTTTTTAAAATCAATATCCCAACGCCAGTCATGGCCGGTGTACGTACACCTGTTAGACAATTTGCTTCGTGTGTCCTTGTTGATAGTGATGACACCCTTAATAGTATTTTTTCTAGCGATATGGCTATTGGACGTTATACGGCTCAAAGGGCAGGCATAGGAATCAACGCAGGACGTATTAGAGCAATCAACTCTAAAATTAGAGGTGGCGAAGTAGCACACACAGGTCTTGTTCCATTTCTAAAGAAGTTTGAATCCACTGTAAGATGTTGTACACAGAACGGGGTACGTGGAGGTAGTGCTACTACCCATTTCCCACTTTGGCATTATGAGATTCAAGACTTACTAGTTTTAAAAAATAATAAAGGAACAGAAGACAATAGAGTTCGTAAACTAGATTATTCAATACAATTAAACAAATTAATGTACGAAAGATTCTTAGGAGGTAAAGACATAACTTTATTCTCGCCACACCAGGTACCAGAATTATATGAAGCATTTTTTAGTGATCAAGCAAAGTTTGAAAAACTTTACACAAAGTATGAAAAGGATCCAAGCATAAGAAAGAAAAGTGTTCCTGCGATGGAATTGTTTAGTGATATGCTTCGTGAACGTGCTGAGACAGGACGTATATACTTAATGAATGTAGATCATGCAAACACACACAGTTCTTTCAAAGACACAGTTTACATGAGCAACCTATGTCAGGAAATTACTCTACCTACTGAACCTATTGACCACATAGATGATAGTAAAGGAGAGATAGCACTATGCATACTCTCTGCTATTAACGTGGGCAAGATTAATAAGTTAGAAGAGATGGAAGAACTTGCTGACCTTGTTGTCAGAGGACTAGAAGAACTCATTGACTATCAAGAGTATCCAGTTCTTGCTGCTAAGTTAAGTACTCAGTCACGTAGATCATTAGGTGTTGGGTACATAGGACTAGCACACTTCCTTGCTAAGAACAAAGTGAAGTATGATTCACCAGAAGCATGGAAGTTAGTACATGATTTGACAGAACATTTCCAATACTATCTGTTAAGATCATCTAACAAAATAGCACAAGAGAAGGGAGCATGTGACGGTTTCTTACACACTAAGTATTCTGATGGTATTCTTCCGATAGATACTTATAAAAAGGACGTAGATGACATCACACCAAATGACCTTTCACTTGATTGGGGAAATTTACGGGAGGACATACTCTCTCACGGGCTCAGACACAGCACATTGTCCGCACAGATGCCATCAGAAAGCAGTTCCGTTGTGTCAAATGCCACCAATGGAATTGAACCACCAAGAGATTATCTGTCCATTAAAAAATCCAAGAAGGGACCTCTTAAGCAGATTGTTCCAGGCTATCCGTATCTAAAGAACAATTACACATTGCTATGGGATATGCCAAGTAACGATGGATATATAAAAGTTACAGCAGTCATACAAAAGTTCTTTGACCAAGCAATCTCAGGTAACTGGAGTTATAATCCAGAGAACTATGAAGGTAATGAAGTACCTACATCTGAAATGGCAAAGGATCTACTGACCACATACAAATATGGTTGGAAGACTTCTTACTATCAGAATACTCATGATCAGAAAACTGATGATGTAGTTGACCCAAAATCAAAATTAGAATCTTTATTATGTGATCTTGAAACTGCCGATGACTGCGAATCCTGTAAAATCTAATATGTCTAAAATCACTGGAATGACTGTCTTCAATACAGAAGAAGTCGATACTAAGAAACAACCCATGTTCTTTGGTAAACCTCTAGGGGTACAGAGATATGATTCATATAAGTATCCAGTATTTGATAAACTAACACAACAACAGTTAGGATATTTTTGGAGACCAGAAGAAGTATCACTACAGAAAGATCGTGGTGATTATCAACAACTAACACCAGAGCAAAAACACATCTTTACTTCTAACTTGAAGTATCAGATCATGCTTGACTCTGTACAAGGTCGTGCACCTGGTATGGCATTTGCACCATACTGTTCTCTACCTGAGTTAGAAGGTTGTATTAATGTATGGCAGTTTATGGAAATGATTCATAGTAGATCATACACATATATCATTAAGAATGTATACTCTGATCCTTCAGAAGTATTTGATACTATTATCAAAGACGATAATATATTACAACGTGCAGAGTCAGTCACAAAATCCTATGATGATTTTGTAAATGAAGCACACTCATATGATTCTGGTAACGCATGGAAGTTTGCAGTAGAAGGACATCCTGCAGGAACTCTTGATAGAAGAGAATTAAAACGTAAACTCTATAGGGCAATCGCTAATGTTAACATCCTTGAAGGCATTCGTTTCTATGTTTCCTTTGCGTGTTCGTTTGCTTTTGGCGAGAACAAACTTATGGAAGGTTCAGCAAAGATCTTATCTCTTATCTCTAGAGATGAAAGTCAACACTTGGTTATCACACAACAGATCTTGAAGAAGTGGGCAGAAGGAGATGATCCAGAAATGAAAGAGATAGCAGCAGAAGAAAAACCTTTTGTCAAAGACATGTTTAGAAACACTGTCAACGAAGAGAAGGCATGGGCAGATTACTTATTCAAAGAAGGATCTATGATAGGTCTAAATGCAAGATTGTTAAATAACTATGTCGAATGGATTGCTAATCGTAGAATGAAAGCGATTGGTTTTGATCCTATCTATGACCAACCCCTAAGAAACAATCCCTTACCTTGGACTGAGCATTGGCTTAATTCTAAAGGACAACAAAACGCACCTCAAGAAACGGAGATCGAAAGTTATGTCATTGGAGGAATCAAACAAGATGTCAAAGGAGACTCCTTCGCAGGATTCAAACTCTGAATGGTTAGATAAAACTTATAATGATATGGTAGAAAAAGGAAACGACTATGGTCCTGACATAACAGATATGTTATGGACTGCAGCAAAGAAACAATCCAGACAAGACCAACAATGAAAAGTTTTCACATTTACTTAGAAGACAAGTGTCTATTCAAAAACCTCACTCAAGATGAGTTTACTTTAATATGGGATAAACTATATACTTCATATTGGAAAGACGACATCACATATACTGAGTGTATAGGTGACGTATGTTTAGAGGAGGCATCATTTTGACATTGAGCAGAGACTATAGATTACGTCTCTCTGAGTTATGCTACAGAATTAAACTTAGAAGAGAAGTAAAGTTGGAAGAAAGAGTTTGGATGAACAAACTCTGTGAACACAATAAACATGCTAAAGGATTAGTAGAAACATTATTGTGTCCAGATTTTATTGGTGAAGAATGATCCATCCTTTATTTGCAATCCCTCTGTATATTAATACAGTAGGATCACTTGACTATGACAATATTAATGAACGTCTTTTAAAATTAGATTGGGAAAGAGTGCCACAGGCAGAAGGTACTACAACTGTTAATAAAGAAATACTAAACCTACCAGAGTTTGAAGATGTAAAGATCTCTATACAAGAAGAGATAGAGAAGTATGTCTTTGGTGATCTGGGTGTAGATGATGAATGTACATCTCTACATTGTAATAGATCATGGTCTATGTTACATAAGACTCTTGACTTTTCTCATTCACACAACCATGAGAACTGTCAATTCTCTGGTATACTCTATACAAAAATGCCTGAGCATGGTGGTGGACTTACATTCTACAAAGAACCTTTACGATACAACTGGATATTACCATCAATCAAACCAAAACTAAAAGAACATACAGAACTAACTGGTAATGAAATAAGTTTTGATCCAGAGGTGGGTACTATTATGATCTTCCCTTCGTTTGTATATCATGGCACACCACAAAACTTTTCTAATGAGCAAAGATTAAATATTGTTTTTAATTATAGTATCAAAGGAGAGATGGGAGATAACTATTTTGACAAGCAAGTTATTAAATGAAATATCTTACTCATCCTCTGACCGTATGTAATCTAATTATCGTAGGGTCTCTTGTCTTCATCGAAGCATTACATATTAATTTTCATAAGGGGTTGACACAATGCGAAGACTCTGCTATTATAAAAGAGTTGGACGCAACATGGGAGTGACTGAATAAACTTACTGGCAACCGCTAGTTAAGGTGATGAGACACAGGTGGTGCTGCTGATGCGAGTCAGAACTATCTTACCAGATAGGTCTCAGGCAAGGGATGTATTTTACACTGTAGTAATGCCCATTCCTTTGTTGGTACACAGTAATCCAACCTCCCCCCTTTTTTTGATCAAACAATCCAATTAAATCTAAAGCAATATGTCATTCGCAGAATTAAAGAAAAAATCCCAATCAAATCTATCATTCCTACAAAAAGAACTAGAGAAGACAGTTAGTAACAAACAAGTTGATGAACGATTCTGGAAACCAGAAGTAGATGCATCAGGTAATGGTTACGCTGTCATTCGTTTTTTACCAGCACCAGATGGTGAGACAGTACCTTGGGCAAAGGTTTATAGTCATGCATTCCAAGGACCAGGTGGTTGGTACATAGAGAATAGTCTTACTACAATAGGAGACAAAGATCCAGTAGGTGAAGTCAATCGTAGACTCTGGAACAGTGGTGAAGATGCAGATAAAGATACTGCTCGTAAGCAAAAGAGAAAACTATCTTACTACAGCAACATCTATGTTGTAAAAGATCCTAAGCACCCTGAGAATGAGGGTAAAGTATTCTTATACAAGTATGGCAAGAAGATTCATGACAAGATTCTTGCAGCAATGCAACCTGAGTTCCAAGATGAGACACCAGTAAATGTGTTTGATCTTTGGGAAGGTGCTAACTTTAAGTTGAAGATTAAAAAGGTCGCAGGTTTCTGGAATTATGACAGCAGTGAGTTTGATTCTATTAGTGCTCTTAGTGCAGATGATACTGAACTTGAAACAACATGGAAGTCAGAGCACTCACTAGAAGCGTTCACATCAGCAGATCAGTTCAAATCATATGAAGATCTTAAGTTACGTCTTGAGACTACATTGAAGGGTAACTACTCTAAACCAGTTGATGAAGAAGTCTTTGAAGAAGAGGCAGAAACACCAACACCAGTTGCCACGACAGCACCATCTGCTGCACCAGAAACTGATACATTATCGTATTTTGCTCAACTAGCACAAGACGACTAATAGCAAAGGGGTCATACGACCCCTTTTTTAATCCATTGTTATATCTGCTGCTGACGTTGCAGATGGTTGATTCTTACCTTTATTTGATATCTCATAATATACCGATACAAAATCTTCAATTAGTTCTGGTTTAACTACTTGTATATTTTGTTTCTTTGAATTTAATTCTGTCTCATATGTTGCATTAGTCACTGACGCTACAGGAGTTGAAGTAACAGTTGTGCTTCCATTGTAATATGATATTTGAAAATTAGATGGAACAACTTTTCCTGCAGGAACAATAATATTATTGTCAGCATCTTTAACCTCTGTGGTTACATGATGCTTTGTTGCCATAGGATTATCATATTTTTGATTTATAAAATCTTGTA